GAATGTTGACTGACATAAGCGTAAGCCAAAGTGCTTTCTTATGTTCGTAACTGGCGTTTGTATTATATCCATTCAAGCCATGGAAATTATTCATATCAATCAAGTTATCATAGTACTTGCTGATATCACCAGCGCAGTCTACAATTTCTTTCATATCCATCATACCGTCAAAGATGATCGAAGGATCAGCGTATACGTTCCGAATGATGTGAGTGTAACTGCGTGAGTGAATAGATTCGCTGAATGCCCATGTAAGGATCCAGTTCTCGAGTTCAGGAAGTGAGCAGATAGGGCCAAAGGCAGCTGTTGGAGCCCTCCCCTGTACTGAGTCAAGAAGGATTTGTCGTTTGAGATTGGAGGTAAAGATGTGCTGCTCATGAACCGTCAGTCCTCTAAAATCTTTCGAATCACGTGTAACGTCAATTTCTTCTGGACGCCAAAAGAAGCCCAACTGTTTTTCAGTTAGCTTTTCAAGGAATGGATACTTCTGCTTATCATAACGAGCAATCGTCACAGGATCGTCGAAAAACGCCTTGACTTTTGTTGGATCTTTACGGTTAGTTGAATCAAATACACTCACGCTGCTTTTCTCCAGTACTTCTTAGCATCATAATCCATATAGCCCTCAGGCATCTCATATAGCTTTTTAGTCTCAAACTCAAACAAACATGGTACAAGATTATCTTCAGTTTTCACATGAACAACAGCTAGTTCTAAAGATTTTTCGATCTTGTAGAAAATTTTTTCGTGTGTTAGATTGAGTTTATTCATTTACCATCTCCCGTCGTCTATGTAAAAGTGAATACAAATAGGACCAACTACTAATCTAAAAACAATTATTAGACCTGGATCCATATCTGATTTAGTCTCAATATAATGATAAATCCCCCATTTTAATGGGTTAAAATGTAATTCAATAGTAAAATTTGAATTTTTAATATAGTTAATTAAATTTTGCATGATTCACAGGATTCATCGTCAAGTTCACCAAGAGCTAATGGTGTTCCAACATCAATTTCACCAGCACCATCATTTGTATTGAAATAATACAACTGCTTACCACCATACTTGTAAAACATCAATAGATGCTGAATCATAACGCTCATTGGAATTTGTTCGTCATCGTAGTACTTGGGGTTGTATGAGGTATTGACTGAAATTCCTTGATCGATAAATTTTTGCAACACGCTAGCGATCTTAATATATCCTTCTGGGGAAACTTGGTCCCAAAGTAGATCGTACTTTCTCTTAAGTTTTCTGACTTCGGGGACAACCTGTTTAAGAACGCCATCTTTACTCTGTTTAACTGATACCAAAGATCTGACAGGCTCAATTCCGTTGGTTGAGTTTGAAATCTGAGCACTGGTTTCCGCTGGCATGAGAGCCATGAGCGTGGAATTACGTATGCCATATTTCTTTGCATCCTCTCTTAATTTATTCCAGTCCTTATAATACATCGGATCGGCTAATGTGTCAACTTCTTTTTTATAGGTGTCAATGGGCATAATACCAAGAGAGTACTTGGTTTCGTTAGATTTGCTTGGTGCGCCCTTTTCTTTTGCAAGATCGATAGAAGCCTTAATGAGATAATAAGACCATGATTCTGCATACTTATGGATAAGGTTTAATCCTTCAGTATCAATGCCTTGGTATGTTAGGTCATTACGAGCAAGCCAATATGCGAGATTGACAATGCCAACGCCAAGAGGACGACGAGCCATAGTGGAGTTTTTTGCTGCAAGGACGGGATAGTGCTGATAGCTAAGCAACTCATCCAAAGCCCGCACCACGAGAGTACAAGGACGTTCAAAATCATTTGGATCCTTTATCTTTCCCCAATTAATGGCACTTAAAGTACACAGGCTAATCTCTGCATCATCTTCAGAATCAAACTCTTCCCCAAGAACATAAACATATTCATCATCGTCATCTCCTATCTCTTTCACAACTTCAAAATTAAATGGTAGATTCATTTTCTTTTTTCCTTAAATGTTTAGCTAGATTACCAAGATCAAATTCTCTTTGGCAACATAAACAACAAGCTTTTTTACCTTGAAGATGTCCAAACCCATTAGGCGGTTTTTTCAAAGTGTATTTTCCACGTTTTTTACCTGTTCTAGATAATGTATGTTTCTTTTTAGTCTCTTCACTAACAGGGCCAGTTTTTTTACCTTTATTCCAAGGTGTTTGTCCAATATGCCCTAAAGAATTATTTAACCTATGTGTTTCTGATTGTGGTCCTTTAGGTATACCTTTTGTTTTTTCGCTCATTGCTTCATAATCTCTATATGCAGAAGTATCACCACCTGAACCATTTTCTTCAATAAAGTTAGCCCATTCATCTGAATGAACTATATCCCACAGTTCAGAATAATAAAGACCTTTTTCTTTAATTTCTTCAATGTTTTCAGATTCAAATAATATCTCGGTATCAACATCATTGCCATATTTTTTTAATTCTCGTTTCCATCTAATACCAGAACCTTTATAAACATATGGATCTTTTTCTGTTTTACCGAGATATTTTAATCCTGTAACTTTATGAGTTTTAACGTAAAGTGTAATCATAGTTGTGCCTCCTTCTTCACAACTATTTATATCTGCTATGAATTGGGGAGAAGGGTATTTGGATTATTTTTACGCCAAATTAGATATTTTTGGTAATTTTCTTTGGTCATTTTAATATTTTTCTTCACTGGAGCCCCATCTTTAAAATCCTTCAATGGTTTGGTTGGTAGATTGATCTCGCAGTTATGAACTAAAATTCCATTGGCATAAAAGTTTTCATTTTTTTCTACTGTAATATCATATACATCTTCTGTGTAATTGAGGTATTCAATTTTTAACATGTTTTCTTTTTCCTTTTGAATCTTTGACAACTTTAGTTCCTTTATTTGGACCAACAGTGCCAGTATATTTTTCTCTATATAATTGTCTTTGTTCTTCGGATCGAAAATATGGATTAAATGTCATTCCTAATTCCTTTTCAAGGATAGCAACATAATTTTTATAATTGCCTCCAAATCTTACGGGTCTAAATGATTTAGGAAATCTTATACCAAGTTTTTCACACTCTTTAACCATCGTCAGTTGACCAACAATTCTACCAAGACCAATGCATATTTTTTTACCAATTTCAACCAATTCTTCGTTTGTATATCCCGTACTGTTATTATTTTAGAAATTAACTTACCAATAATTCATCGGTATTTAAAAGATTTTGCGCTTCAACATACCCTCTATTTTTTGTATAGATACGATGATCTGGGGTGCATACAATAGAATTACCGCTTTCGTCAGTAATTTTCATTAATGATGCATTTTTTCTAGTCATAGCAGCAGCTTTGATATGTTTAAATTCGTCTTTACCAGTTTTATTATTTCTACTCAAAACTTTCATTTCAGTCGTAACATCTTTAATCATAATATCTTGGATGGAACCATCTAGCAATTCGACTGTTACATAAGTTTCGCCAGATACACAGCAAAGATTGCTCATGCGAATAGGTGCTACTTCTTTAATGAACGAGCCATGGTCATTAGCATGGTCCACATTTTGTAAATAGATGCGACCAGTGTCTTTTCGCTCTTGCATGAAAGCCGAGAATAGATCAATTGCGGATAGCGTCTTTTTGCGGATCTTGGTTGACTTTTCATATTTTTCATAGAGTGTTCTGAATTTGTCGTTATCTGTGAAAAACGTTTCGTACATGTCAGGAACATCGTGCGGCGAGAATAGTGTGATGTTTCCGCCAGTAAGCAGTCTTTCATACATAACCTTGTTGAATTGGACTCCGTAGTCGAGATGTCTGACACGATTATCTTCCGTTCCTTTGTTGTTTTTTAATACGAGAATATCTTCTACTTCAAGATGCCATAAAGGATAATAAAGAGTTGCTGCACCTCCTCTAACGCCACCTTGGCTGCAGCTTTTAACCGCTGACTGGAAGTGCTTGTAGAAGGGGATAACACCAGTATGAGAAGCATCGCCATTACGGATGGTGCTACCAATAGCCCGAATCCTACCACCACCAATGCCAATGCCAGCTTTCTGAGAAACGTATTTAACAATTGAAGAAGACGTTGCGTTAATGGAATCGAGTGAGTCGTCTGTTTCAATAAGAACACACGAACTGAACTGCTTTTGAGGAGTACGAAGACCTGCCATGATAGGCGTAGGGAGCGATATTTCGAAATTAGATACTGCATCATATAAATCCTTAACCCATTTTAGACGATCTACTTTATACTCTCTGAATAATACCATCGCGATAAGCATATATGCCATCTGTGGTGTTTCATAATATTTCTTAGTAACACGGTTCTTTACTAGATACTTACCCCGAAACTGTTCCATACCAGCATACGTGAGATTGAAATCGCGCTTATGATCAATATAGCTGTCAAGTAGTCGCAAATCGTCTGGTCCGTACCATGATAGGATCTCAGAGTCATAATATCCTGCATCAGTAACTTGTTTAATGTGAGTAGCAAGATCAATTGGATTAAAGTCGCCATATACTTCCTTTCTCAAATTGTAATTAATTAAATTACCCGCAACATATTGATAGTTCGGCGTTTCCTCATCAATCAAATCAGCCGTAGCCTTGATTAATGTTTCTTGAATTTCAGTTGATTTGATATTATTATAAAACTGAATTTGAGATCTAATCTCGATTGCGCTTTCTGAAACTCCTGTAATTCCTTCACATGCCCATTGAACCACTTTATGAAATTTGTTTAGATCTAATGGTTCTTTAGTTCCGTCTCTTTTAATTACACTAATTGGAGTTGCGATCATTGTTAACCTCTTTATTCATTAATTATTCAGTAAGTGTATTACTTATAAACTTTTTACAAGATAAATATCAACGACTGATTCTTATATTATTTTTAAAATTTGAATTTATTTTTTAAATATTTTAGGAGTTAATTATGATAGATCCAGAATCAGCTGCAAAGCTAGGTGAATCATATGGCAAAAATCTAACAAATGCCGTATTTGGAATTGTAGATGTTGTTAAAAATGCGCCAGCACAAAAGGCTGCAAACACTCAACGAGTAATAAACCAAAACAAAATTACAAATATAAACAATCAAACCATTCGCAATAATAACAGATTGCGCGAACAAGCTATGCGTGAAATAGCAGCCGAACAAGAAGCAACTATGATTGCTAAAATGACACCTGCTCAACGTGATGCATATTACAAAGCAAAAGTTGAAGCCGCCAAAGAAGCACAAAGATTAGAAAGAGAAGCTCAAAGAAAAAAAGAAGAGTTTTGGCAAATAGTTTGGACCATTGTTATATTAATTATTAGTATTCCATTATTAGGTGGAATGGCTTACGTATTATATCTATTGGCTAAATGATGGTAGAGCCAGTATCCAAAGAAGATATAGATAATCATCCATGGTTAGCATCATGGAATAAAATAGACAATGATGCTAGGATTGATGTGTTAAGAGCAAAAGTATCTGAGTTAGAAGATAATTTAGGTACTGCTTCTGTAATAATCATAACTTTAATAGCTATTTTATTATTGGTATTAGTTATATCATTATTAGGCAGCGGAAGTAGTATATCAATGTCACAAATAAGTCAAATAGGTGGAATTGTTAAACAATTTACAGGGAAATAATTATCCCTCGTAGATAACCTTATCACACTCTTTACCGCTGAACTTCCTAGCGTGAGCCCATTGATAAACTAATCCAGGAGCACGACCATGAGCTTCAATTTCCCATGGTAGCTCCCAGTAATCTATTTTTTCTGAATTATATTCTTTTTTGTTAAATTTAACTATGTTTTTCTTACGCAACAATTCATACATTTCACCCTTGGCCCATTGCTTGACATGAACTAGCTCATGGGCCAAGGTATTTAAAATACGGCTATATTTCATACTCGAGTCAATTCGAATTATAAATTCTTTTGGTCGAATATGATCATCGATGCCTAAACAATCACCACAAACACCTTGTTTCTCTAACAATTTTTTCTTGAACTGAATTGTGATATCCAGTTTTTCTTGAAGACGTTTGGTAAAAAACTTATCATTAACAAATTCAACTAGATCCTCGATTTGAAGTTTTTGTTTTTTCGAAAAATGACTAGTGCCTGTGATTGTGAACATTATATATTAACCTTGTGTACGGTAATATTTAAGAAGGTTCTCGTAATTAATATCCAAGTGGTGAAGTTTAAGTCCCATCAAAAATTCGATATACTGAATTTTTTCTGAATTGGTTTCAAGTTTTTTAAAGTCGCTGAAAATCATTTCTTTGGTCATTTTTATCTCCTGTCTTATTATAATAGCCCACAATAGGTAAAAAGTAAAGCGAATTAATCAACAAAAAGCATATCTTTAAGTGATTGAAATTCCTC